CCGGATCCCTGGCAGGAAGAGGTGTTCATCTCTGGACATCCCCGGATCCTGCTCAACTGCCACCGACAGAGCGGCAAATCGACCGTGAGCTCTGTCCTCGCCGTGCACGCAGCGGTGTACGAACCCGGCAGTCCAGTCCTTCTCATCTCGCCATCGATGCGTCAGTCGGGCGAGGTCTTTCGCAAGTGCATGGTCGCGTACCAGACGCTCGGCCGGCCGGTTGTCGCCGAGGCCGAGAACGCACTCTCACTTCTCCTCGAGAACGGCAGTCGGATCATCTCACTGCCGGGCAACGCCGGGACCGTGCGTGGCTACTCCGGTGTGCGCCTAGTCGTCATCGACGAGGCGGCATGGACAAGCGATGAGCTGCCCGCTGCTCTGCGACCGATGCTCGCCGTAAGTGGTGGCCGCATCATCGCGCTGTCCACCCCGAACGGGAAGCGCGGATGGTTCTGGGAGGCCTGGGCGCAGGGCAACGGCTGGAAGAAGGTCAAGATCCCGGCCACCGATTGTCCGCGAATCACCCCAGAGTTCCTCGAGGAGGAGCGGCAGGCGCTCGGCGATCGCCGCTTCGCGCAGGAATACCTCTGCGAGTTCGTCGAGGTTGTCGACCAGGCCTTCGGCGAGGATGCGATCCGCGGCGCGTTCAGCCGGAACGTCGAACCTCTCTCGCTTGGGACGCTGGATCTCGAAGGTCCCGTTTCCTGATGGCGCGGTGTCCCAAATGCGGCGAGCTCGCCTCCTGCATCTGCCGCAACTACACGATCGGCATCGACCTCGGCCAGGTCTACGACTACAGTGCGCTCGCGGTAGTGGAGCGCCTCGAGGTCGAGATGGCGCAGCCGCTGGCTGGCATGACTGTGCTCGACCATCACCACGTCCGGCACATTCACCGCTGGGAAAAGGGCACCGGATACGACACGGTGGTGCGCGAGACCTACGACATCATGCGGCGCGGCCGCCTGCTCGATGCCGCGGTTGTGATCGATGCCACCGGAGTTGGGCGAGAGGTCGCCGGGCTCTACCGGCAGGCCTATCGACTCGGCAAGCTCGGGCGATGGTGGCCCAAGGCGATGGTGATCACCGGCGGTCGAGAGATCACACCTGAACTCGTGCCCAAACGTGAGCTCGTCGGCAGGATGCAGACGCTTTTACAGTCGGGCCGGCTGAAGATCGCCGATTCCCTCCCGCTCGCCGACGTTCTGCGCCGCGAGCTGCTCGCCTTCAAGGTGAAGATGACCGCCGGCGGCCAGGAGACCTACGAATCGGCACGCGAGGCCGACCACGACGACCTGGTCCTCGCGGTCGCGTTGGCCTGTTGGGTCAGACACCGCCATACCGAGCCGCGCTGGCTTGAAATCCCCGAGGAGGCCCGCGCATGACTTCGCAGACAGCACGCGCGCGATGGCTCCTCGCTGTCGTCGCTAGCGCTAATCGCGCACTCGCGGAAGGTCGACGCGGAATGGCTCGCGCGATTCTCAAGCGCGCCCTCGAGGTCGTCTGAGTGCCGCTTCCGGAGGGCGGATCTGACGTTCCCTGGCCGCCGGCGGCCTGGAAATCCGTCTATGACCGCTACAACGAGCACGCTGCCTGGTTCTCAGGTGATCCGGCCAAGCTGATCCAGGTCTACCTCGGCGCCCCCGTCCGGACCTCGGTCTGGCGCACCAACTTCGACCGCTTCTGGGCCCGCGGCCAGGCAGCGCCGCAGCGCCGGCAAATGCTCCACGCGCCGATGGCAGGAGACATTTCCACCACCAGCGCTGACCTGCTCTTCGCCAAGGCACCCGATTTCACGGCTCGGCCACAGGCCGGCGCGAAAAAAAAGGGCAAATCGAGCGGTGCAGTGCAGGATCGCCTCGATTTCCTCGTCGACGAGCTCGGCATCGTGCAGACCGCACACGAGTCGGGCGAAGCGGTCTCCGCCATGGGCGGTGATTTCCTGCGTGTGACCTGGGACAAGGAGTTCGAGCCCGACCACCCGTTTCTGACCTCGGTCAACGTGGACAACGCGCTTCCAGAGTTCCGCTGGGGTCGATTGACAGCCGTGACCTTCTGGGACGTCGTCGTGGAGGAGCCCACTGAGGGCGGCAAGCAAGCAACGGTCTGGCGGAAGCTCGAGCGCCATGAGGTTGGCTCGATCGAGACCGGTCTATATCAAGGGTCCTCCGGTCAACTCGGCGAGCGCGTCCCGCTCAGCCAGCAGGCTGCGACGGCAGACCTGATCCCTTTGCTCGAGACGGAGATCGAGCTGTTGACGGCTGTCTACGTGCCGAACATGCGGCCCAATCGCCTCTTCCGCGGGTCTCCTCTCGGACGCAGCGACTACGACGGCGTCGAGGCCATGATGGATGCCCTCGACGAAGTCTGGACCTCGTGGATGCGCGACATGCGCCTGGCGCGTGCGCGGTTGATCGTTCCCCAGGAGTTCCTCCAGTCCGCCGGCAAGGGCAAGGGCTCGCAATTCGACCTCGACCAGGAGGTCTGGGAGGCGCTGCCGCAGCTGGAGCCGATCGGCGACAAGATCATCACGCCTTCGCAGTTCGCGATCCGGACCAAAGAGCACCTGGAAACCGCGATGGCGCTCGTCGAACGCATCGTTTCGGCCGCCGGGTACGCCGCGGCTACCTTCGGCCTTCACGCCGACAAGACGGTGGCTGCGACCGCGACCGAGATTTCCAACCGGGAGCGGCGAACTTTCGTAACGCGCTCGAAGAAGATCAACTACTTCAAACGGCCCCTCGAGGAGATCCTGGAAGCCCTTTTGGCTATCGATTCGGCCCAATTTCGGCCGCACGACGTGCTCCGGCCCTCTGTTGACTTCCCCGACAGCGTGCAATCGGACCCCAAAGAGACGGCGACCATTCTTCAGCTGCTCGAGGGGGCGAACTCCGCGTCGACGGAGACGCGAGTCCGCATGTTGCACGAGGACTGGAGTGACCAGGAGGTCAAGGACGAGGTGGCCAAGATCCTCGACGAGGGCCTGGTCCACACCATCCCTGCTGTCGCTCCATCGACGCCCGAAAACCCCTCAGAAGCGCCGCCGGCGGCCCCAGAAACGGCTCCCGCAGCGCGTCCGGGGCTCGGAATTCGAGCTCTCTCAGGCAATGGAGGCGCTCCGGCGTCGACCAAGCCATCCAACGGCGTCACGGCTGCGCCCGCGTCAGCTGGTCGCAAGGCGTAACGGCTCCGCCCTCACCTCCGAGCCGGTCCTGGCCGACGGGCCCTAAACGGGAGGCTTTTCCGCATGTCTGACACCACCACAGGCGGCACTGGCAACGCGACAACCACCGAAACGGTCGAAACGGCCTCCGCTGAGCCTTCAGCGCCGGCTGCAAAGCCATTCACTCCGCCTGCTTCGCAGGAGGACCTGGATCGGATCATCGACCGGCGGCTGATCGCGGAGCGACGCAGGTACGCCGACTACGACCAGCTCAAGCAGCGCGCCAGCAAGCTCGACGAGATCGAGGAATCACAGAAATCGGAGACCGAAAAGCTCCGAGGCGCGACTCAGAAGGCTCAGCAGGAGCGCGATGCGGCGCTCAGCCGGGTCCAGGACACGCTCATCCGCGCGGCGATCGTGTCTGAAGCTTCCAAGCTGGGAGTCATCGATCCTTCGGTTGTCGCGGCGATCTTGCCGCGGACCGGGATCATCGTCGACGGCGACGAGGTCGATGGGGTGGAAGAGGCGGTCAAGCAGCTGCTGATCGAAAAGCCGTACCTGCGCAAGGCCGGCGCAACGCGCGCTGGCGCCGAAATCGCAGGTGGCACAGCCCCGCGGACCTTCAAGCGCAGCCAGCTCCGAGATGCCGCCTTCTATCAGGCGAACAAGGACGAGATCGACAAGGCAGCACGCGAGGGCCGCATCACCGAATAAGGAAACAACCCCATGCCGGACGTCACAATCACATCCGCAGCAGCGTTTATCCCTGAGATATGGGCGAACGCTGCGCTGCTCGAGCTTCGCGCCAACATGGTGCTTTCGCAGCTCGTCACCAAGGACACGGACGTCGCTTCCTTCGTCCGCGGCGACATCCTGCACATCCCCGTGCCCGGAACCTTTGTCGCAAACGACAAGGTGGCCAACACGGCCGTGCAGCTGCAGGTCCCGTCCGACGGCGAGGTCACCGTCACCCTCAACAAGCACAAGGAGGCCTCGGTCCTCATCGAGGACATCGCCAAGGCGCAGTCGAGCCAGGACCTCATGAGTCGCTACGTGCGGCACATGGTCCGGCCCATCGCCGAGGCGATCGAGAAGGACCTCTTCAGCCTCTACGCCAGCCTGACGACCACAGGCGGCGTGGGCGCCACGGACCTGACGGGCACGAGCATCCGCGCCGCGCGCAAGCTGCTCAACGACAACAAGGTGCCCCTCGAGAACCGCTCCTTCGTCCTCTCGACCAAGGACGAGATCTCTCTGCTCGGCGACACGACCCTGCAGAGCTTCTTCGCGTTCAGCCAGCCCGAGGCTGTCCAGGAGGGCAGGATCGGCCGAGTCTACGGCTTTGACATCTATGTCAGCCAGCTCGCGCCATTCTCGACCAACCAGAAGAACCTCGCCTTCTCACCGGAGTTCGCCATCCTCGCGATGCGCGGGCTGCCGATGAACGAGGCGCCCAACGTCCAGCAGCTGACGATCCAGGACCCCAAGTCAGGCCTGGTGCTGCGCCAGACCGTGAGCTACTCGCCCAACTTCCTCGGCGTGCAGGTCACCATCGACGTCCTCTACGGATTCAGCGTGCTCCGCAACCTCGCGGGCGTGCTGATGATTTCGTAGAGACCAACGCTTCGTAATCCGATCCTCGGCCTCGGCGGCGCGATGAACGCCGCCCTGGCCACCACCTCGTTCCATCTCTGGCCGGCTGAGGCCGTCCGATAAGGAGATCCAGTGGCAAGAACCGACCTCGCAACCCAGCAGATCGCGCCCGGGACCGACCTCGACTTCCTCGGTGCCGCGGTCGCCGTCGATGTCGCCAACGGGCATCGCGTGCTGCCTCGCAAGGTGGGCAAGACGGTGCTCATCATCCAGAACACGGCGGCCGCGACCAAAGTGGTCACGATCGTCCACGCCGCTTCTCAGGACAACACCGACCAGGCCTCGACGGCAATAGCCGTCACAACGGGCGTGCGCGCCATGCGGCCAACGAAGGCGATGGTGCAGGCCGACGGAGGCATCTACGTGAACTACGTAGCTGGCCACACGGGCAACATCAACGCGCTCGAGCTGAACCCGTAGTTCGCTGAAAAAGCCTGACTCCGGGAGATCGGCGCCCGGGCCGAGGGGCGGCGGCGTACCGCCCCACGTCATAACCGAGGAGAGCAGACGCACATGACATGGGTGATCAATCCGAACGGAGCGCTGACGACGATCGAGCCCGACCATCCGGCTCACGCCGACGCTAAAGCGAGAAACAACGGCTGGCGGGAAGCGGACGTCGCCGAGATCGCCAAGTGGGCGCGCGAGCAGAGCGTCGACCTGGTCCGGACCGTTCGATCTGAAGCGGACCGACGAGCCAAGCCTGAGCCGACCGAGGAGCAGCTCCTGGAGGCGCTTAGCAAGTTCTACCGCGGCCATCAGTTTGTCAGGCCGTCCTTGAAGGACCTCAAGGCGATCATCGCTGACGCCGACAAGGCGGGTTCGCTCGTCGAGGGCGATGAGGGCGAGCTGCTCGATCTGTCCGGCTCATCCAAGGCTACGGAATCCGCTCCCGAGAAGACCGACACAAAAAAGTGAAGGTCAAGGTTCGGCCGGAGCTCGCGCGCCTCACGGACGGGCGCCAGCGTTTCGCCGGTCGCGAGGGCGTCGTGGAGCGGGCCCCCATGGGACGCCTGGCCGCGACCGATGACCCCCTCGTACCGGGCGAGCATTTCGAGCACGCCTACGAGGTGCGCTTCGACGACGGTGATGAAGCGATCTTCCTCGGCAACGAGCTCGAGGGCGACGGCGTTATCGCCTTTCGTGCGCTCGAAGGGCCGGCCTTCGGCGGTCGTGAGACCGGGGGCGCCAGCGAAGGTGCGCACGTGAAGGCAAGCGAATGACTGTCCAGCAGCTCGAGCGCGGCCGTACCTTCGGGCGCGCGGTCGCCACTGGCTGGGATCCGCGCGACCTGGTGCGAAAGTTCGACGTTGAGGCGGCCCTCATCGCCCGCGGCTTCAAGGGGATGCAGCTCGAGCAACACGGCCGCCTGGTCCTTGCTCGCTTTGGGATCCGGCCGCTGCACGAAGCCTGGGGCTTCAACACACTCGTCAACGGCGGAACGGCGATCATGCTCGACGCCCTGATCGGGGTGAATCCGACGTTCTACACCAACGCGCTCGCGGCTCTGGGCGTTGGTGACTCGGCTGCTGCGTTCGCCCTCACCCAGACCAACCTGCAGGGCGCGGTGGTCACCACCGACCGGATTCGCAAGGCGATGGACGCGACCTTCCCGTCAAGAGCAGCCAATGTGGTCACGTTCCGCGCCACATTTGCCACCGGCGAGGCGAACTTCACCTGGAACGAATGGGCGATCTTCAACAACGTCACTGATGCCTCGGGCACGATGCTGAATCGCGCCGTCGTCAACCTCGGCACCAAGACGTCGGCGGCCTCGTGGCAGCTGACGGTGACGTTGACCCAGACGTGAGCAGCAGGATCCTGGTTCCAGACGAGGGCCTGCTGCAGGGGCATCGGATCCTCATTCCCCGTCACGTCCGCGAGATGGACCGCTTCGAGCGAAAGCTCTGGATGGCGGAGCGCAAGATCAGGCCAGCTCCGCGGCAGCACTGGGACGGTCCTGGAACCAACTTCACAGGCGGCGAGACGCTTGCATCCATGTCCGTCGCTCCGGCTGCGGTCGGCCCGTCAGCCGCTCTTCTGTCGATCCTCTCGCGCGAGTGTTTGGAGCCGATCGCTCCGAACTACTTCCGGCTCTCCGGCGCGCGGTTCTGGCTCCGCGCGTACGGCAACGTGCTCACCACGGCAGTGGTGCCGACCTATCAGCTGCAGCTGGTCGCTGGACCAACGCTAGCCAACCCACTGACGGCGGGCCAGATGCTGGCGCAAAACGTGGCCATCACGCCGGCCGCGTCGCTGACCGGCACACTCGAGTACTGGCTGGACCTCATGATCAAGGTCTCCGCAACCGGGTCGTCCGGTTCACTGCTCGCGGTGGGCACCCTGATCAACGACTGGGCCGTCGCGCTCACCTATGTTGTGACCCCGTTCAAGAACTTGCTGCAGGCCGCGCCTGTCGTGCTCACCGGCGCCGGCGGGCTGCTGGTGCCGATCTATTTTGACCTCGAAGTGATCATGGGCGCGGCCACCGCGGGCAACACGATGAACTGCTTGGACTACTCGCTGATCTCTTTGAACTAGATGCCGCTCGACCCTGGTCGCATGGGGCCTCGCTTCTCCTGGTTGCGAGCCTTTGGTTCGCGGCAGAGAATCGCCTTTCCACCACCACTGATGCCGATTGCCGGCGCAGAGGCGGTTGCAGCTACAGACGCGGCCGCCAACCTGCTTCTCGCAGGTGCCTCGGAGACAGTTGCCGTCGCCGATCTCGCCAACAGCGTCCTGCTTGCCGGCGCGGCCGAAGCAACTTCTGGCGCCGATCTGGCCAGCAACGTACTGCTCGCAGGCGCTGCCGACAATGGCGCCGGCTCAGATGCAGCCGGACCTATCGGTCTATCTGCTGCAGGCGACGCGGGCGCTGGCGTCGATTCGGCGACAAACGTTCTGCTGTCGGGGATCGGACAGGCTGCAAGCGGCGCCGACTCAGCGCTCCAGATCCTCCTAGTAGGCGCGATCGAGATGTCGAGCGCAGCTGACCTAGCCAGCCTCATAGGCCTGTCACAACCGGATGCGAGCTCGAGCGTCGATCTGATCATCACAGTCGGCGTTGGGGTCTCGGACACCACGACGGCCACCGACCTCAGCGGCGGGATCGTGGTCGGCGGAGGTCCTCCGGCCACCACGCTGCGCTTCCGGATCGATTCGCTCGAGCCGGCGCTGGCAGTCGCGACTGCAGAAGAAGGGACGCCGGCGGCCAGTTCGGAGCCGATGTCCACCGTGACAAGCCTTGAACCAGCTGCAGGGTTTGCCTCGCTCGAAGAAGGCGTTCCCGTCAGCACCCAGGTGCGAGGTTCATAAATGGCAGCTGCGACCGTCCTTGGTCCTTATACCGCCGGCGAGATTCCGCCTCCTCTTGAGGTCGATTTCAAGAAGTCGGACGGCGCCGTGATCGACTTCTCTCAGAACGGACCGTGGACGGCGAAATTCGTCTACCGCTCGTACGGCGGCGCATTCGTCACCCGCAGCGCTGTCATCGTGGCCGGCGCCACCGGCGCCGTCACGTATGCATGGATCGCTGCGGATTTCGTCACCCCGGGCGACTTCGAGGCCGAGATGTGGGTCGGGAACGGGACCAACCGCTACGACAGCATCCCATTCCAGTACACGGTGCTGCCCGCCGTCGCGGTCCCTGCGCCTGCGATCTGAGGAGGTCTGAATGGCCACGTCGCCCTATGCGACCGTCGATGACCTCCACGCCTATCTCGGAGCGGAGCCGCCGGCTGATTGCCAGCGTCTGCTCGCCCGGGCGCAGGAGCTCATCGACAGCGCGCTCGTCTCTTCGTTCTATGCGACTGATACCAACGGCAATCCGACCGACGCCGGCGTGCTGGCTGGCTTCAACAAGGCCGTCTGCGCCCAGGTCGAATGGTGGCTCGCCAATGGCGGTGACGAGTTCGAGCAGATGAGCCAGTTCGTATCCTTCTCGATCGAAGGCATCTCGGCCACTCGGAACAGCAGCAGCCAACGTTCCTTCCGCCTCTGTCCGCGAGCATGGGACGCGCTTCGTGAAGTAATCACGGGAGTCCAGTTCGCTACGGCGCTGCTGCCGGCGAAGCCGACGATATGACCAACGCCCTCTTCCCCAAGGCTCCTCGAGCTCTGCTCCGGATGGACGAGATCGTGGTCCAGCGCCCAAGTCCGACCGCCGACTCCGAAGGCAACGCCTCGGCGGCTCGAACCACCGTTCCGGTCACGCGCGGCACGCTCAGCATCGCGCGTAGCTCTGACGTTTTGATCGCTGGTCAGCGCGGCACTCGCGTCGACAAGATCCTCTCTCTCGAGCTCGGCCTCGACGTGCGCGGAGGAGACTTCGTAACAAACGGGGGGCATAGCTACGAAGTAGTTGAGGTCGTCGACCGGCGGCTTTACCGACGAGCGATTCTTCGCCGGGTCGGCTCCTGATGTCGGCGTCCCTCGGCGCGGCCATCAAGGCCTACCTCGAGACGAAAGGCCTCGGCATCCAGTTTTTCAAGGATGCAGCCCCCGACGGTACGGCGCTCTTGGCGTCCGATGGAAAGACGTCCACCCCATACGGAACGATCATCGAGGGCATCGGTCTGCGCATGGATCCGATGGAGGATGGCGGCCCGGCAAACGGGGGCGTGGCCACCGCGAAAGAGCTCGTGCAGCTGGACCTCTGGCAGAAATGGCAGGACACCACCGGCAAGGTCTGCGAGAGCCCGACACTGCCCGACGCCATCACCAGAGCCATCCACGGCTCCCGGCTGCTCACAAGCGGCCCCAACACGCCGCCAGGCCTCGTCTATTCGATCAGCCAGGAGGGTCGGATCCGGATCCTGGATCGCAACTCGGGAATCGTCCAGCACGCATACACACTGGGCGTTCACCGCGTGGTTTGAGGAGGCTGAATGGCCCGCACTGCTCTTGTTCCCGCCGCGATCACCACAGCTGGCCTGGTTCCCGCACTGGTCAACGCGGACAACGCCAACGGCATGAGCTATCCGGCCCGGCCGGGTCGCTTCATCTGGGTCAAGAACACCAACGCCGCCCCCTGCAACGTGACCATCACGCCCGGTCCTTCGGCCACCGAGGATGCTCAGGTTCCACCATCGCGCGTTGTCGCCGTGCCGGCCAACACTGGCGAGCGGCTGATCGGACCGATGCCGCAGCAATACACCCAGGCGGACGGCACGGTCTGGCTCGACTTCAGCGTCGGTGGGGCGACAACGCAGGTCGGTGTGGTCGACGTGAATGGCTAGCGGCCTCACCATCGACGACCGGGCCTTCATGAGCGCCTTCGCTGCGATGACGGCACGCGATCGCAAGAACAGCCGCGAGGGCATGAAGCGTTACGGCGCCGCGGCCACCGCAGCGATGCGACGCCACATTCACTCCGACAGCGGTGACCTTGCCGCAAGCGTGGGCATCGAGGACCATACAGGTGACGATCCGCCGTGGGTCGAGATCGGCGCTTTTGAAACCGCGCCGGATCCTCATGGGCTCTTCGATGAGTTCGGAACCATCCATATGGCGCCGCGAGCGTTTGCACGCCCAGGCCTACTCGAGGCTGAGCACGAGTTCGTCGTCGATCCGTAACAACCAACAGGAGGCTCAATGGCAAAGCTCCCGGTAGCACAGCAGGATGGCGAGATCACCTTCGTGCCTGGCGGCATCAAGCCGGCGCGGACCTACCAGGTCGTCAAGGGTGAGATCGAAGTCGCCGATGAGGACCTCGCCGAGGTCGCGCAATCGCTCGCTCCTGGCATCGGCGCGCTGACACCAGAGCAGCTGGCAGTCGCAACGGCTGGAGCCGAGCAGGCTGCTTACGAGCAGGCCAAGACCCAGCAAGCAGCCGTCGAGAACGAACAGGCCGTGCGCGATGCCACCGCAGCCGGCGCAGCTCGCGCAGCCGCCGAATCAAAGAAGACAGCGACAGCGAAGCCGACCCCTCCGCCCGCCGGGTAATCCCCGGGTCCACACCACTCGCCGGAAACCCCGGCACAAGGAGCAGCAGGCATGGCCATTCCCCACCAATCGAAGCTCTATGCCATTTCGGATATGAGGATCGCCAAGATGACGGCGGATCCGACTGGTGGCGCGGCCACCTACGCGGCATCGATCGACGTCGTCGGCGTCAAGAAGCTCAGCGTGACTGGCCAGGTCCAGTCCAAGCAGCTGCGCGGCGACAACACGCTGCTCGACGTCGAGTCGACGCTGATGGGATTGAGCGCGGTCGTCGATTACGCGAAGTTCAACAGCGACATTCTCAACATCCTGCTCGGTGGCGCGGTATCTGACACAGGCGTGACACCCAACCAGGTGAGCACCTTCCGCCTGCTCGGTGGAGCGCCACCCCTCGCGCCTTCGATGCCGAACTTCTTCAAGATCGAGGCCAAGGCGGTCGACGTCGACTACGTCGCCGGCGACTGTCACATCGTGCTGTGGAAGTGCAAGCTCGACTCATTCCCCCAGCTGGGGTTCAACGAAGAGGATTACGAGCTCTTCAACTTCGGTGTGCAGTGCGCTCCGCGCGTGTCTGACGGCTTCTGGTTGGACGTCGTCTACGACGAGACCGCCGTCGCGATCGCCTAAATAGCCTTCGTTCCCTCCGGAGTGGGCGCCGGTCCTCTATCCCCGGCGCCCTTCCATTCCAGGCCGCGAAACCCGCGGCAGGAGTTCACGCATGTCAGAAACACGCACCTCGGAAGGCGCTCTCGTCATTGGAGCCGGCGTTCCCATCACCATCGGCGGTGAGGAGCACCGGCTCTTCTTTGGTTTCCCAGCGCTGGAGATCATCGAGGACGAGCTGGGCGGCCTGCTCGAGTTCACGAACGCACTCAACGGCGGCTACCGGAGCAAGCGCTTCAAGTCGATCCGCGTGGGGCTGCAGGCCGGCCTTGCGCATGAAGGCGTCACCCGCAAGGAGCTCGAGGAGCTGACGAAGGCGCTGCACGAAACCCTCCAGGAAGGGTTCGCGGCGATCGACGCAGTTCATGGCGCAATCTGCGACGCTTTCGACCAGGCGATTCCGCCGCCGAAGAAGGCCGCGCGACCGTCAAAAGCCTCGGGCCGGGAGAAAGGCTCCCCTGGGCCCGCATCTACAGACGTCTCGTCCTCGAGCTCCAAATCCACCCCAGCGAGCTCCGCGGCATGACCCTGGCTCAGTACGCCGTCCTGGTCGACGATCCGGATGCGGCCCCGTTGCCTGCTCCGCCGAAGGGCAAGGTCTCAGGATTGGCCGCGCTTTCGGTCGGGAGGCACTAGGTGCCCACGCTCCCAAATGTCACGTCGAAGTTCGTCTTCGATTACAGCGACCTTACGAAGGCCGAGAAGGCCTCAGCCAAAGCTCACGGTGAATTTCAGTCCGGCGCGAAGACGTCGACGACCCACATGCTGCGATTCGACCAGTCTCTCACGACATTGATGTCACATTTTGGTGGCCTTCCACCAGTCGTGAACGAGGCGGGGCGCGGTATCGAATCAATGGCGAGCACTGGCGTCTCGGGGATGGGCCTGCTCGGAGGCGCGGCGCTGGTGGCTGTCGGCGCAATGGCAGAAGTGGTCAAGACGGCCGTCCAGAAGTACACCGAGCTCGGCGATTCAGTCGAGAACTACAAGCGGGTTACTGGGGCATCGGCCGAAGAGTCAAGCCGGATGGTCGAGACCTTCAATGCACTCGGGGTCAGCTCCGACACAGCGACCAACGGCATGTTCAAGCTCTCCAAGGCGATCGAGACGACGCCGAAGAAGCTCGAGGACCTCGGTGTGGTTGTCGCGCACGACGCCGCCGGCAACGTCGACCTGACCAAGACGTTGAACAACGTCGCCGACGCCTACAACGCGACCGGCGACCAGGCGAAGAAGAACCTGATCGTGTTCGACGCTTTCGGCAAATCCGGCAAGGACATGATCCCGATCCTCGAGCAGGGCTCGGCCGCCCTCAAGCAGCTCGAGGCGGATGCCAGCCTCGTGTTCACCCAGGAGGACCTGGACCGGCTCAAGGCCGAGCAGATCCATACCAAAGAGGTCCAGAACAGCTGGGATGCGATGTGGGCGAGCATCGGCCAAAAGTTCATTCCGATCCAGGACGCGCTCTCTGAGTCGATCCTGCGCGGCGAATACGTGCAGAAGCGCCTCAACGAGGCAGTGGCATCAGGGGCGGTCGACCGGGAGACGTTCCTGCGCGATCAGTACACGGCTGGCACCGCTTCGGCCGCGCTGAGCGATAAGTGGGACAAACAGTTCGACGCCTCACAGAAGCTGAAAAGCGCGATCGATGCGCAAACCCAGGCGACACAGGATGCAGCCGCGGCGAACGATGCGCTCTGGACCTCGACCGACAAGCTGATCACCCAGGAAGAGGCTCAAGTCAACGCTGGTTTCGCGTTGCAGCTCGCAAATCTCGCCATCACAGAGTCTCAGGGCAAGGTCGATCTCGCCAATCAGCGCGTCAAGGACGGTCTGATCTCGATCGACAGCGCGCGAGATGCCTGGACCAAGGCCATTCACGACTATGGAGCCAACTCAGAGGAAGCGGTTGCCGCTGGCGAGAAGCTCAACAAGGCCCTCCTCGACCAGACCCAGATCCAAGACGACGTGACCAAGGCGCAGATCGAGCAAGAGAAGGCCTATTACGCAGGCGCAGCTGCCGCACGAAAGCTCCAAGAGGACACGGACCTTGCAACCGGCGGCCAAAAGGATGCCACGAAGGAGACCGAGGTTTACATCGCAACGCTCCAGGCGGAGGCCGATACGCTTGCTCCCGACTCACCCCTTCGTAAGCGTCTTCAGGACTATATCGACAAGCTGAAGAACGAAATCCCGCCGACCGTGTCGACGAAGTTCATCACCGACTACGTCACCACCGGCACGGGGCCCGGCGGTCACGGCAATCTCTCTTACGCGGAAGGCGGCCGCCCACCTGTCGGGCCCGTCGTGCGCGTCGGCGAGAAGGGGCCTGAATGGGCGGTGTTCGACCAGCCGGCAACCGTGTATCCGTCCGGCACGAATCCTCCCGAATCTGGCGGCGGCTCCCCAGCAAGCATGGCTGGCCTCGAGTCACTCCTTCGCGAACTGATCAGCGTTGTCGCAACACCGCCCGCTGAGCAACCCGGAGCGCTCGCCTCGCTGAACAAGGCCGTGCAGGGCGGCGCGCTCAATCGGATGAGAGGGATGTCCGGGGCCTAATGGGACAGCCTGCCTTGATCCGCGCCAGCGGACGTGCCGTCGCGAAGTTCGGAAACGCTGCGCTGCCTAACGGTCAGGGAGTGATGGCAAATATCGACCTAAATGACCTGGTCAACACGGCCCTGAACGCCCCTCTCTTCGATGGAAGCAACCGCCAGATCAGCCTTGCCCAGCTGCTCTACCGCGGCCGCGGCGTCTACCTCGCCGACGACTTCGGCCCTGGTCTCTACAGCCTGCCAATGCTCTACCTCGAGGACGCGACGCATTTCCTCGGCCAGTTCCTCGCCGCTCTCTCGCAGGCCGGCGAGCAGCAGCTCACCTTCGACAATGCCACCTACAACCTCGTCAAGTTCAAGGGCATTACCGGCCGCACGAGAGAACGACCCGTCAGCATGCAGAGTTCGGCCGCCCTGCTCGCCTGGTCCTTCACGCTTGAGCTAATCGCGAAGTCGCCCTGGTGGCAGGACGCCGCCGCGACCACCGCGACGCCTTGGAACCCGATCACGGTCGACGCCGGCCAAGGGGCGAACATCACATATGCCGGCTCTGTCTGGGCGGAGCCGGTGTGGACGCTCGACGTGCCGGTGGGCAACGCGGTTGCGATCAACGCATTTCAGCTTCGCAACACCATGTCGGGCGAATTCCTAACAGTCAACTTCCTGAGCCGCGCGGCGCTCCCGGCCGGCGTGCATACGGTGATCACCATTGACTGCGCGGCGAAAACCGTGACCGACCAGAACGGCAACTTCTACGACACCGCAGGCACCTTTCCCCTGCTCTATCCGCCGGCCGGTCAGGTCAACCCATTCACGGCGATCGTTACCCCGGCCAGTGGCGCGTCTGCTGGCCTGACGCTGGCCCAAACGCACTTTCCCCGGTGGCAGTTGTGACCGACCTCATTGCACGCCTCCTGCTCGAGCTGCTGCGACCAGTCGGCCACGCGCTCTGGGCCTGGCGTTGGTCCACGCTCGAGCGGCGCCAGCGGCGTCTCGTGGCGCGCCTGCTGCTGCGCCGGCGCTACCGCGCTGGCCCGATCTATGCCATGCCGCAGCAGATTGCCAACTACGTTCAGAGCACTCTGTCGGCGCCCATGACCAACGCCTCCACTACAGCCACGCTGGTGTCGGTGGCGGGCCTGCCGGCGGCTGGGCCATTCAGGCTCATCATCAAAGACGCGGCGCCAGCAACCACCTACGAGATCACCGAGGTGGCGAGCGTCAACCCGGGCACTGGCGTGGTGACCTTCACCACTCCATTCGCCAGTGGCCGCGGGCTGGAAGGCACGACTGCCATAGCCCACTCGGCCGGCGCGTTCACCAGCAACGACATCACCGCGGCCATGCTGCTACTGGCCTTCCCGCTGGGCGTGCTTGGAAAGAACACCCTGACGACGGACCTCGGGCTGGTTGGGGGGACGCTCACCGATACCGGGCTGAGCCAAGCGGTCACCATCGGCACGCTCCGCAATATCAAGATCACGGCCTGGGTGCCCTTCACCAGCACCGTGGCCGACGGCGAATTCGGCATCTATATCGTGGACGTGACCGGCGCTGTCACCGTCATCCAGGCCGTCGCGAACATGGTCAACATCGCAACGGTTAGCGAGACGGTCATGCTGGTCGCCTACGTCACCCCCGCAGCCGGCGCGCGTACATACAAAGTGCAGGCGCAGCGGATCAACGGCACCGGCACGGTGACCGTCAAAGGTACGTTCACTGGTGGCGCCTACCTGGTGGTCGAGGACGTGGGCAGCACAACGTGAGCACGCCGGGCGGGTTCAATCCAGGCAGCGGCCTGGGCGTCGCCGGTCTGGCCGGGCCGCTGACGCAGCAGAGCTTTGCGCTGCCGGCGATGTCGAAGGTGCAGCGGCCATACGTCGCCCATCTCTACGACCGCAACCTGGTGTTCAAGCGCACGCTGGGCGGCGCCACCGTGACCCAGCCGGGCCTGCTGAACAAGCCCGGGCTGAAGCTGACCCAGAACGGCGGCTTCCAGGCGATAACGCTCGAGCTGTCTGCTCCACTCGCCCCGCCCATGAACCTGCTGACGCTGAACCAAGCGGGTCTCGAGGCCGACACCACGGGCTGGGCGGTGGGCGCCAACTGCACGATTGCCCAGAGCGCCGCCCAGGCGATAGAGGGTACGAAGTCTCTCGCGCTGACTAGCCTGGCAGCGGGCGACATGTTCGCCAAAACCCTGGAGGGGCTGCCCGGCGTCGTGGTTTCCCCCAACCTTCTTTACACGGCCCGCGCTGCCGTGCGGGCGGCCGTGTCGGCGCGGTCGTGCGAGCTGATCATTTGGTGGTACAAGGCCTCGGGCGCCTACAGCGACATCAAGTCACAGTCGACCGGTGCGCAACTGGCCGATAGCGCGGCCGGCTGGACGGTAATCTCGTGCACGGACACAGCCCCTGCAGATGCGGCCTTCGCTGCAGTGCTGGTTTATGTAATCGGCACGGTTGCGGGCGCCGAAGTGCACTACGCCGACGAGATCGGGTTCGCACCCGGCGCGCTGCGCCCGTGGGTGCTGGGCGGCACGGTGACCCCGGGCATCCAGCTCGGCGACGTAATCAGGCTCACCGAAGACGGTGACAACACCGGCGCATACCTGTTCAGCGGCAACGTGGAGACTGTACCCGAGCAGCAGGCGCCGTCGGTCACGCACCACCAGGTGACCGTGGTGCCCTGGGTGACCGAGCTGGGCGATGGCTTCTTCAACCAAACCTATGCAGCACCCGTGGACGTAGCGCAGTGGGTGCGCGATGCCGTGGCTACCACAGGGCACTGCTCGGTATCGCCGGTGTCATGCCCGAACACCGGCATCCTGCTGGCCTACGACTTCCAGAACACCACACCGCTGGACGCCATCCATGTGGCAAAGCAGGCGGCTGGCGCGAACTACTGGTACGGCTGCGACGAGCAGGGTCTTGTATGGTTCCAGCCCGTCTATACCGACGCCAATCACCCGGCCATGCTGACGTTGCGTAAGGGCGCGGAGGCGGCCAGCCGCAACCCGCTGGTGAGTCGGGCCGGCCGCATGACCAAGATCCCTATCGTGGGCGGTAACAACACGGGCGATGGCAGCAGGCTGAAGTCGTTGTATGACGGCTCTGCTGCAGCGGGTTTCGTCAAGGCGTTCAACCCCACACTGAGCTATCCGTCGGTAACCAACCAGGCCACGCTGGACGCCATAGCGGCCAGCCTGGGAGCCCTGTACGACCGCGACATCCACACCGACGAAGTGTTCTGCCCGGCGCTGGGCCTGCGGCTCACGCCATGGCGCCCTGGTGGGCTTACCGCGCGGGTGCTTGAGCAGGCACTGGAGGCAATGCAGGAATCGGTGGTGGGCGTGGGCACATACGGGCCGACGCTGATCGTGCAGGACGTGGAGCGCGACGGCCCAAGCCAGCGGCTGTTCTTAGGAGAAATCCCGTTCACTGACATCGACCCGTCTTACGAGGCAGCCCGGGTTGCGCAGCGCACGGCCGTCATCGCCGCGCCGGTGATCATTACCCCACCCCTCGCGCCGTCCGCCGCTCCCCCGACGACAATCATCTATGGAGCATTCAGCGTGGCGCCCCAATTCCCAGCTATGGGCTGCGGGCTCATCACGATTGGCTCAGCCACCTTCACGACGCCGAAGGCGGGAACTTGCCAGATAGTCGGTCAGCTCGACTATCTCCAGTACGCCTGGGACAACTACGTCGCTGCCCCGCGGCGAGGAGTGCGCATGGTGCTCTCCGGCGCCATCTTCACGGGGGCTTATCAGGAGGGCGCCTTTGGGTTTGTACGCCAGACCTTCG